TTAAATTCAATAGAGCATCTGTTGATACTGTCCAAGAAAATCTACCATAAGCAGAAGAAGTCCAATCGCCAGTACTTTTACAGCTAATCTCTCTAACAGCATTTGTTATCTCAATACTATGTGAAGTTGAGCAGGCAACTGTCTTACCTTCAATTGATAACAGAATATCAGTTCCGTTAACTACTTTGTTGCTAAAAGCCATACTAATTTGTTTATTAAATTGTTAAAAATTAAGCGGTTGTTACTCCTGCAACAACATTACTTGGAACAGAATCAACAACTGTGGCACTGCCCTTTGCTGTAATCCTAAATCTATAATTTGTAGATGGTGTTAATCCAGTTACTGTATATCCAATTTCTCCAACACCAGTTGTGGTAGCTAATACCCAATTATCACCTTCTTCACTATATTCAACCATATAACCAGTCTCAGCAGGAGATGTATTTGTATCAGTCCAAGTTAACGGAGCTGTGGTTGATGTTTCATTAATAGTACCGCTAAGCACGGGAGCTATAAGACGCAATCCCTCTTGAATTGATAGTTCGTCAACACCTTGCATACTAACACTATATGACGCATTCTCATTATCTCCTGCTGTAAGATTTACGCTGGTGATTATAGCTTTACCTGATAGACTATATGAATCAGTAGTATCAACATAAAGTGACTTTATATCAATCACAGACTTATTAATCATCCAATTTAATAATACATCATAAGACATGTAAATATTATCGTCTACACCCAAATTTAATAAGGCATCTGTGGATACTGTCCAACTGAACCTGCCGTAAGCCGCTGATGTGAAGTCTCCTGAATCCTTACAAGCAATTTCTCGTACAGCGTTGGTTATTTCTATTGAATGTGATGTAGCACAGGCTATTACTTGATTACCAATAGATAATGTTATATCGGTACCATTTATTACTTTATTACTAAAAGCCATATTGTTTTATTTTTTATTGGTTTATTACTTAAAAGAGAACGTAAGTCGTTGATAGTATACATTTTCCACATAATCTTCATCTGCTTGAACAAGCCTTGTAGTTGAGATAACTATACCATCAACTGTACCAGCGTAAAATTCTAATTTTTCCCTTACAGCTTCCGCTATATCAATCACTTGAGAATATGAATTTGCATAACAAACAATCTCAACCAAACCTTCATCAACCTTACAACCCTTTGAATATTCGGGTTTTATGTTTATCCGTTTTGTAACGATTAGTGGATAGTCAATGTTTACACTACTATCATTTTTATCTGATACAACGTTCGGAAATATCTTGTCACCAACCAATCCTACAACAGTAGGACTCTCACGGAGCAATGTGTACACCGCTTTCAATATTTTTATCATTGTATGTTCCTCGCTATTATACTATTGATCACTCTTTCGATACCATCAGATAAATCTCTCTCAATTGTTGGTAGTTCACTATCTATTGCTCTACCTATAAATCGTAATTGGAATAACTTATTCCTACCTTTATAATCTGTTGTAGCTTTACCTACTGCGCCAGTCCAACGGCCATCTTTTGTAAATCTATCTACTGTGCCTCTGTCTATTGGAAAGACATACGGTGAATTACTCTGTAATGTAGATTCGTATGAGTTTGCGTTCGTTTGTGACCTGACCCTAAAACTGTTTAATAAATTACCCGTTTTAATTGATTTCTGCCTTGTTAAATTTATCTTAGACTTATTCTCTATGCTTATCATTGGAGCCTTTACAATCTGTCTTATATATGATTTAGTGTCACTATTATCCAGTTGTAAATCATACATTAACTTATTTAAGTTAGCGAGATTTTCTATGTAAAATTCCATATTATTCATTTATTCTAGAACAACGTATATGTAGCCAGCGCCTTGTGTCATCTGGTTGAATAAAGTCGATTATAAACATTTTACCGTCTACTTTTAACCTATCGTTTTCAACTATTGATGTTTGATTTCTTACTGTTAATCTGAGTCTTATACTGTCGAACACTTCGTTATTATCAATACCTTGACTTCCTAAATGTGCATGGTTATACGACCTAATATATCTATTGAATGACCAGGATTCGGTATACTCACCATAAGTGTTTTTTGATACCAGTTTTCTCCACAGTTCTACTCGTCTGTTTAATGATCCACTTCTTTCCATATTACCAGCGATTTATGCAGTAAGCACCGAGTAATCTGGTGAATGTTTTATTGTCTCTAAAATTTGCACCAACAGTATATGATGTTCTTTCTATATCATACAAATCATTGATTTTAACTAATATAGCAGATATTATAGAGGCAGGTGCCTCATCATGTAACCAACCAGTTACAAATACAACTACCAATTTATCTGCTTCAATATTTTCATTAAATATTATTATGAAGTCAGTTTTCCTTCTCTGTACAGTATATAGTCCAGAATTAAGTACAGTATCTATACCATCAACAGTAACAGTTATAGATGTGATTGATTTATAAGGTGCCTCTTTTATTTGAATAGAATCACCATAAAACTCGATAAATTCTAATGTGTTAAGTGTTGAATTAATATCAATTCCTGCGTAATCTTCTGCGGCTGATGTGGCTGCTTCTATAAGAAATAGAATGTGTTCATTATCCTCTAAGAAGTCCTCCTCAACGTTCAACTGTTCTTTAGCTTGTTGTAGGGTAATTATAGAACCCTGCTTAACCTTTATAATGTCATTTGTATAACTTCTCATTTTCAAAAGATTAAATAATAGTGGGCGGTAATCTGCCCACCATTAAAGATTGATATTATGTTAAGTGTCTGATTATATTATACTTCAAGGTCAGGAGTCTTAACAAAAGCTGCAGGATTCTTGATTGCAACATCAGCGATTTTATTTACAGTAATAACAACCTGACCACTAATGGCTTTAGTATATTTATCAATTATAATTTCAACTGAATTGTAGTCAGCAACAAAAATTCTTGAAGCATCACCATATACAACATATTGTTGTAAAGCTCCGTCATCAAATAAATTTGAATACCAGAAAGCGGTACCGTCATAAGCATAACCTTTACCAGCGAAGTCAGATTTTTCAGTTAAGAAACGTCCTGAACCAGCATCAATAGCCACACCTTTAGCTTGATAGAAGGTAGCTCTGTTAGCAAAGAAAGCTCCGTCTGTTTCAACTTCTGCACCACCTTGTAAAGCATCAAACCCAGCTTTAGTGATAGCACCGGCAGCAACAGCAGAAGCACCAGCTAGAATTTTAACATAGATTTGTTTTGTAATCATACGATCACAACCCTTAACCATGTCAGCAAGAACTGATTGTAAAAATTCAGGAGTTGCACTTGCTAAAGTTTCTACTGTGAAGGTTTTCTGAACAGAGAATCTTTTTGGAGATACTAAAATTCCAGTTGGAACAGCGGTGTCACCAGTAACGTTTGATAATTCAGCTACCAACGCTCCAACAATCGGAGACTCATAAGGTAAAACGAATGTACCATTTGCTCCAGTCATCAGATCAACACCCATAGATTTCCAAAGAGGTTCATAACCAAGTATATCCAATTCCTGTACATACTTTGGAACAGCAGCAGCCATAGCAGTAGTATCACCATCAACAGCAGCTCTTTCAGATATTACAGTTCCGCCCATTTGAGAATTTAACGCCTCTCTAATACCTTGCAATAATTTGTTTTCAGTCATTTTGTTTTGTAATTTATTGTTAATTGTTTCGTTTGATGCACGCTCTTTTGCGGCATTTTCATCATTTAATAGCTCAACATATGAGCGGGCTTCTATTTCAACATTTTCGACTACTTCGACTGCCTCAACCGTAGGCTGGGTATCTAGTTCATCATTTGAGGACTCTCTATTTTCCTCAGTATTTTCAATATCAGTTACTTTTATTTCTGTTTCAACAGCTTTATTTTCAGTCATTTCTCTTTCTTTTAGTTGTAATTCAATCTCTTCGTATTCTCTAGCTGATAAGCCAACATTAGCTCCTTGAAAAGCAGGGTCAATAACTAAAGACACGTCAATTAGTTTTTCTATTTTCATCACCTCTCTTACTAAAGTACCATCAAGATCTTTACTCCATTTTAAATTTTCATTTCTTACTGTATATATAAAAGAACTGGAATCAATATCTCCACGATAAAGCATCTCCTTAACATCGTTTCCTAATTGAGTTTTTGGTATCTCAAATCTATATTGTAATCCTTTTTCATCAACGTTTAAAGTCAAAGTTCCAGACTTTGTACGTGCTAACATCTGTTTTCTCTCGTGATTTAATGTAGCCAAGCAATTTAGGTCTTCTCTTTGTAATGCAGAATCAAACGCTTTTGGGTTTATATATTCATAGAAAGTTTTTCCATTTTCACAAATTAATTCGCTTCTGGAATTAAAAATTGAGGCATAACCTTCTATTATATTGTTTTCCCCTTCACTTCTAACGCTGATGTGTTCATTGTTAAAATTTAATTGTCTATTCATCTTTGTTTATTATTGAATTATTATTCTCAGCTTGTATATCAAACCCGATTCCATAATTATTTATTGGTTTCATTTGTTGGTTTTATAAGGTTAGGGTTTACCTTTCCGTATACGTCATAAAGTTCAATCGGTATATTCTGAGATTGTAAGTATCTATAATCTAACCATTTGTTTTCTCCTATCTCAAATCCTAATGCTTTTGCGGCCTCATTAGGGCTTATAATACCGGCTGTAACGAGACTTCTGTATGACTCTGCTTTAGATTTTAAATCTGCAACCAATAGACTGTCCATGTTCATTACTATAGTTATTCCATTTAACCTGTCCTCTTTTGATAACAGCTTGTAAGCTAATTCCTCCTCATAAATAGCAGCTA